TAACATTTTGGCTGTCATTTATATCTTGTTTGATATCTTACCATCTGGGAATAGAATGGTTGACAGGAATTCTTGTAGTGGTAACGGCGTTAAACCTATTCTGGTCAATAGTGACTGCTTGGAAAGACTTGAAGAAGGAGAGAAATAATCAAAGTAAAAACGAAAGCAATAATAGGAAGGAGGAATCATGAAACAAGAAATAGACAACAACCTTCTAGCTGATTGCTTTAAAGTAGCAATGAATGTGGAATATATAAGCAACAGCAGGGAACTTAAGATGTATGCCTATGCACTGTACAATGCATGTGTATGGGGAAGAAGGACAAAATAAAAAGAGGACCACCCGAACCACCAGATAAGTCCTCTTTCCTCAATTCATAGTACAAATATACTATTAACTTTAAATAAATGTGCTATGTTTTCAGAAATTTCAGAATTAAAATCAATAAGAGAGCAGAAATCAAGATTGTCGGAAAGAGAATCTGAATTATCTGCTCCTATCGTGTCTGATCTGGACTATATCCCATCCATATATAAGTGGTTTTGTGAAATAAACAACTTAAGGGATTGTCCGGGATACAAAGACAGTGTTCATAACAGAAAAAAGTTCATATTCATCATTTTATTCCTGTATGCTCCTAGTGTTCTAGCAGGGGGGAGAATGCCTAGGGGGCTTCGGGATAAGATTGCAGAATCGGTAAATATCAGCGATAAGACATTTATTTCCCACAATATTGAAACTGTGGTCGTTCTCTACAATAATTATAAAGGGTTTCGGAAGGATATAGAGTATATTTACAGTGAAATTGTATCTCATCTAAGAGATGAGGGTTTAATTTTTAATAAATAGAGATGGCAGCACCAAAAGGAAATCAATTTTGGAAGTTAAGAAGCAAGCATGGGCGTGACATGTTATTTGCCACCCCTGATTTGTTATGGGAGGCTGCTTGTGAATATTTTGAGTGGTGCGATAAGAACCCTTGGAGAGTTGTTAAGAATAAAACAAAAGGAAAGACAAAGGAAAAGGAGGAATCGCCTACACAGCGGCCATATACACTTAGTGGTCTAATGTTATATTGTGATGCTAGTGAAACTTTCTGGAGGGAATTTAAGAAAGCTAATCATGAAGATTTTTTGTCGGTCATTGCACGTATAGAATCTGTAATAGAAACTCAGCAGCTGGAAGGGGCTACTGTAGGAGCCTTTAATGCTAATATAATAGCTCGCAAATTAGGTCTTGCTGAAAAACAAGAAAGTACATTGAATGTAAAAGGGAGTATCCCTGTTCAAGAGTGGATAAAAGCTAGATCAAAAAAGAAATGATAGTGTTTAACATTAAAACTCAAGAAGTATATAATCCGTTGTATAATAACACGGATAAATTAATAACTCTCATAACCGGTGGTCGTGGAAGTGCTAAAAGTTTTAATGTTGGTACGTTTATAGAAAGGCTTTCATTCGAATCTGGACATAAGATGCTGTACAGCCGATACACAATGACTTCAGCAGATATATCGGTCATTCCTGAATTTCAAGAAAAGATAGATTTAGAGGGAACTAATGATTTCTTTGATATAACTAAAAAAGACATTATCAATACCTTTTCAGATAGTGTAATTATGTTTAGGGGTATCAGAACATCTTCAGGAAATCAAACGGCAAAGTTAAAATCCATACAGGGGCTTACTACTTTTGTGTGTGACGAAGCAGAGGAATGGAATTCAGAAGAGGACTTTGATAAATTAGTTCTCTCAATAAGGCAAAAAGGGATTCAAAATAGAGTGATTATTATTATGAACCCGACAGATTCGAATCACTTTATTTATAAGAAATACATTGAAAAAACGCACAAATTGATAGAGATCGACGGTGTACAAGTTCAGATTTCCACTCATCCTAATGTTCTTCATATTCATACTACTTATTTAGATAACATAGAGAACCTTTCTCCTCAGTTTATTCAAGAGATGGAACGTATGAAAGAAGAAGAGCCGGAGAAATATGCCCATGTAGCTATTGGAAGATGGTCTGATGTTGCGGAAGGTGCAATATTTAAACGATTTGAGATTGTAGATTCTATACCCGATTATGCTAAGAAGAGAGGTGTTGGATTAGATTTTGGATATTCAAACGATCCTTCTGCGGCTATTGAATGTGCGCTTATTGATAATGACCTATATCTTGATGAATTGTTTTACAGGACCCGGATGCTATCTGGGGACATTTCGGATTCTCTTAAGCCATTTAGGCTAAAAGTAATATCGGAAAGTGCAGACCCAAGATTAATACAAGAAATATCAAACTCAGGCATTCTTATTTATCCGGTAGATAAGTCAAATATAAACTCTAAAAGTTCAATTCTAGCAGGCATAGATAAAATGTTAGAATTAAACTTGAAAGTAACTAGAAGGTCATATAATATTTTATATGAGTTAAGGAAATATACATGGGATAAGGATAAGGATGGTAATTATATAAATAAACCAATTGATAAATATAATCACGCACTTGATGCTGCAAGATATTGGGTATTGGGAGAAGTATTAGGAAGAATCTTAAAACCAAAACAATACAATAAAGACGATTTAGGACTATATTAAAATAAAAGATATGAATTACATTGAGGCTATATTCAATTTACTGCGTAACAAAACGCTTAATTCTTTAGGAGTTGAACGGGATTTAATGAGGCTTATCCAAGACAGGGATATAAGCCAGGTTATCTCGCTGCTTCAAGATAGAGATATTGATGTAAATGAGGCTATTGCCGAGTATAATCCGGAGTTTCATAAGGTCAACAGTCGCCCAGATAAGCCGCGTAAAGGCAAAGAACCTTATAGAACAGAAAAGCTACCTCGGACAAGACAAAGGTATATCAATGAAGTAGAGTTATTCTTCTTGTTGGGTAATCCTATAAAATGGAAGAACGATGTGGAAGGTACAGATGAAGCGTTTGAGGCATATAACGAGTTTCTTCAGAATACTAGGTTTCATACAACAATGAGACAAGCAAAAAGGCTGGCCGGCGCAGAAACTGAAAGTGCAAAAGTATATCATATATTTAATAATAACGGAAGGCCGGGAGTAAAGGTTTTGGTCATATCCAAATCTAAGGGATATACTCTCCGTCCGCTTTTCGATCAATACGAAAATATGATTGCATTTGGATATGGGTACAATTTGAAGGAGGGCAATAGAACAGTTGAGCATTTTGATATAGAAACGCCATCCTACATATTCCGATGCAAAAGAGCAAATATTGGGTGGGAAGTTGAGCCGTTGGTTAATCCATCTGGTAAAATCAACGTAATTTACTATAAACAGGATAAGGCTTGGTACGGGACACAGCCTAGATGTGACAGGGAGGAACATATTGATTCCAAAGCCGCTGATACTAATAATTATTTTGCAGACCCGAAAGTAAAAGCAACGGCAGATGTTCTCCAGTCTTTATCAGATCCAAGCATGGTTGGGGAAGTAATCCAAATGCAAGACAAGAACAGTGCTATTGACTATCTAGCTCCTCCTGAATACTCTTCAATGAAAGATAGTGAAAAAAAAGACTTGAATAACTCTATTCTATTCGACTCATTTACGCCCGATTTCTCATTCGAAAACATGAAAGGTATGGGAACACTATCTGGAGAGGCTTTAAAGCGTGCTATGACGCTAGGGTACATTAAAAGGGACAATCTAAAAGAGACTTACGATATACTTGTGGACCGGGAAAAGAACCTTATTCTGGCTATTATGATGAATGTTACCCATATCCATCTGAGAAACCAGTTATCCAGGCTGAAGATTACTCACGAATTTGCGGAACCATTCAATGAAGATAAGGAGAAGCAATGGGAAGCTATCGGTAAGCTATATTCGGATGGAATTATTTCTCTTGATCTGGCTGTTACTATGCTTGCTTTGACGGATGCTCCACAGGAAGAGATAGAGCTTATAAAGAGTGAAAAGCAGGCTTCTTCAAATGGAAATGAATCTTCTGAATCAGACAAACAGACAAAAAATGAGACTACTTAGTCAGAAAAATTACGGGTGTTATACAAGAATAAGAGGTAAAATAGAACAAAACAAGGTTGAGCAAGTCGATAGGGCGTTTAGAGGTTCGAATCCTCGCTTGCTACAAAGTCGGACAAATTAAAATCCCCAGAAGCGGAAGTGTCCGAGCCGCTAATGGGGATAGTATTAACTATTTAATAATGCAAATCTATGAAAAAGAAAGCAGAAATTAAAAAGTATGACGCTAATATTTTAGAGAATATTGGTAGAGATGGTGATTTTTATTCTCTTAACGATTTATGGGTAATCGCTGGAAGTCCTGATGCTAAAAGACCTAATGATTGGAAGAATACTCAACAAGGTTCTGATTTTATAGTGTCTGCATGCAGATTTCTAAATGCCGCCCAAAATGGCATTATAAAATCAAAACGTGGAAAAGGAGGTGGTACTTATGGCATTAGGCAGGTTGCTTTGGAATATGCAAAGTATCTTGATGCGGATTTAGCGGTAATAGTGAACGAAGTTTTCTTCCAGCGTATCGAAGAAGAAAAGAATCCAGACCTAATTGGCCAACGCTACATAAAAGCATACGAGAAAAGAGGAAAGTCTGCAGACTGGACCGCTGAACGCCTGAAATCTATCGGAACTAGGAATATGTTTACAAGGACATTGGCAGCTCATGGTGTATTGGGTGATGGATTTCGTAATTGCACTAATGCCATATATGAGCCTCTCTACGGAGGAACTACTAATGTGATCCGGGCAAAGAAAGGTCTTTCCAAAAATCAAAGCATACGTGACAACATGAGCAAAGTTGAGCTTGCGGCAGTTGGTTTGATTGAAGCCCTTGCTTCTGACGAAATAGAAAGAAAAGATATTCAGGGAAATGCGGATTGTGAGATAACCAGCAGGAGGGCTTCCCGTACCGTTGCAAATGCGCTGATTGAGCATAAAAAGTATATTCTCTGAATCCGTACATAAAGAAAGGGCAGCCCTAAGCTACCCTTTCCCGTCGATTGGCGTCAACTTCAGTGTCGGACCGAAATCCCCTGACTTACTCTTTATTTATAAACTCTTGTAACACCTTGTTTGTCTCGACAGCGAGTGCGGACATCAAGAATCCGTCTTTGCACATTTCACGTACTTGCCCGAATATCCGCTTTAAATTGGTTTCCATGCTTTCTTTTGGATTATATACCACTTCTTCTTTCCCGTAAGGTATCAGACCTCCGTATGTGCTTCCGTGCTTCTTCCTGCCATTCTTTAAGTTTTCCTGTAGCGACAGGTTAAACTCTTTGACTTGCTTTTTGACGATGCGTTCTGCATACTTGGTGCAACGCTCGGATCGTAGTTTTTCTTCCATTTCGTTGAAGGCTGCGATGTATGCTTCCTTGAACTGGGCGGCTACCTTTCCGGTGAAGCCCATGGCGAGGAAGGTGAAGCCGTCACGGGTCATGTAGTACATGGGGAGTTCTTTTTTTACATTATTGCATAACTCGTTGATATACACACAGGGCGCAAAATTGCGCTCTGTGAAATTAGCACTACATTCCAAACCTCTAATCGCTTTCAGTACATCTTTGTGCGCCTTCCTAAAGTACTCCGCGACCACCAAAGAAGAGGTCACGGCTTGACCGTTTTTCGCTTCTACCAATTTATCGGTAGACCATAATTCCAAACTTTTTGTTTCCATAATGTTTCTATTTAATGTGTTGATACTATCGTGTCGCTCTTACTTAGCACATGAAAAACCTGTCGTTATCGTCACCGAACATCTTGTATCCGGCAAACAGGCTTAAAACGATGATTGTCATTTCTATCATAATCGTATATTTTAATGGTTAATCTCCTACGTAATGTGCGCCCATGTAACCTCTGCTGCTAGGATTATATATCTCCCCTGAGAAGTTATACCTTACCACCTCTGCCGGCCTACTGTTTTTAAGAGGTTCTAGTCTCTTTTCCTCTTCGGCTTTGCGTTTTGCGTCCGCTTCCTGTCTGGCTACGTCCAGCTTGGCAAGTCTCCAAGTTGATTTCAGTACTTCACCGAAAGTTTTACCTTGTTTCTTACCTACATACTTGTAGGTTCTATGTGCGGTACGCATTATTTCTGATAAGTTGTAGCGTTTCATATGTCTATATACTTTTAATGTTTATTTTTGATGCAAATATACATATTAAGTTTATTGAAATGTTGAATATCTAGTTAAACAAAGTGAAATAATAAACTTTTAATGTTTATGGTTGATGGAAATAAACATATAGGGTTATATTTGCATAGAAAAACCAATAAACATTTAAAGTATATGGAAATAAGACTAAAAGAGTTATGTCAATTAAAGGGGACTACTCAAAAAGAATTAGCTGCTAAATTGGATGTAACGGAAATGACATTGAGTAGGGCATCAAAAGGGAACACATCTATTCAATTACTTGAAAGAATTTCAGAAGAACTAAATGTTGAGATATGGGAACTATTTACAGAAGCCAGAGATAGTCGAGATTTTATGGCAATAGTTAAGGACGGAAAAGATTATTATAACGCCACAACTTTAGCCGAATTAGAGAGGATTGTGGCTGAAATAAAAGAAAAATAGGCTTTATCAGTGAAAAGTGTGTTATTTATTTGTTGAAATTATTTTTAAGGTATACCTTTGCCAAATAATTATAAAACATTTAAATACACACAACAATGAAGAAAATTCTATTCTTATTGGCTATGCTGCCAATGTTTGTTTTTACAGCGTGTTCATCAGATGATGACGAATCAGGTAGTACTACTTATACAGTAACTTGGGATATGTCAGAACATGAATTAGTAACTACTGACATTATCGCTTTTGAATACAGTTCTAGTGGTGACAAAATTGCTAACAACAAAATGGAAAATTGCAAGACTGGAACTAAAAAGTCTTTTAAGGCAAATGAGAAAGCAGAGAAGGTAAAAATATACATAACTATGAATTCAAAAAGTAGTTGGGTTCAAAATGTATATTACTTAGAAAAAGGGAAAAACTTAGATATAGTTATTAATGGAGATGTTCTAATTGGTAGCAAAGAACCATAATTATCATTTCACCCATTTCCCGCCCGTCTAAAGATGGGCGGTTTTTATTTGTATTATTATAATTGCTCGTAATCATATTGATCTAAGTGATTAAGCTGGCGCTCTTGATAGTGAAGATGTAGGTGCTGTAACTGTTAATAATCTAAATATTACTTAAAATAATGGTGCTAGTGATCAAACAAGTGCTGTTGTTTGGTGTTGTTGTTGTATATTTGTGCAGTTAACTTATAAGTTAATTATGAAAGAAATAGAATATACTATTGAATTATTTGAAGAATATGACAACATTAACTTCTATACAATCAGATTTAAAGGTGATGTGTATACAGAGGCTGAAAAGTTTCTGCTTAAATTCCCAGAAGGATGTGAATTTGATAAAGATATAGATGTTATATTGTCGTGGTTAGAAAAAATATCAGAGAAAGGAGCGTTAGAAAGATATTTTAAGCCAGAAGGTAGATATGGAGATGGAGTATGTGCTATCCCGATAGAGATTGGAAATAATATAAGGCTATATTGTTTGAGATTATCCGATAATATGTTGATTATAGGAAATGGCGATGTAAAGGATGCTAATTCTTGGCAAGATAGTCCAATATTATCAAGGTATGTTCAATTATTAATTGAAACAAGTCGGTTTATTAATTCTCGAAAACAAAACGATCAGATTCGTTATAAAAATAAAATATTAGAAGGAAACTTAAGATTTAAAACGCATGAAAAAGAATAGTTTATTTGAAGCAAGAAGAAAACATATTTCAAATGAAACTAGAGAATTTATATCTTTTTCATTTGAAATTGTTGATAGGATTCATGAAATTCTAGAATCCAAAGGGTTAAAGCAAAAAGATTTAGCGACTTTATTGGGTAAATCTGATGCTGAAATTAGTAAATGGATGAGGGGTACTCATAATTTTACAATTAATACAATAAAGTCTATTGAGAATGTATTAAAAGAACCTATAATAGAAGTAATTTCAAAGAAGGAGCCGATTATAGTAATGTTTCCTATTTCTGTTGACTCTATGAATATTCCTTCGAAAGGGAAGCATTCTTCAAGTAATTATAATGATTTTAAATTTAAATCAGAATCGCTTTGATATGGAAAAGAAATTGCAGGTGCGCATTGTCTCAATAAAAGAAGATAGTTTTAGTGTTGATTATGATAGGCTTCCTGAAACTAAAGAAGATTGCGAGAAAAACGTGTCTCCTTATTTTGGGATCAGTATGAGTGTAAATGAAGAAAAATCATATTTAACGGCTCATGCACAAGTAAAATATATATTAACTGAGAATTCACAAGATGTTGATATAGTGTCATTAAAGTATTCTTATACATTGCGTATAAGTGATATTTATGACATTATTAAATATCCAAACGAAAAAGATAAAACGACATTTGAAGTTCAAAATAAATTTATTGAAAAGTTTGTTCCTGATGTCTTTGCTACAGGAAGAGCTTTATTGGCTCCGAAGCTTATGAATACCGTATTATCTGATTTCTATTTACCTTTTGGTGGAGAACAGGATATATTGAGGAGAATAAAAGAGAATAGAGTAACTAAAGATAAGGCGGACTAACATCCGCCTTTCTTTTTGCCCGTTTCTCTTATTTCCATCCATAATTACCTCAAACTTCCTTATTCTTTCGTATTTACTGGGAAAGAAATAGCAAATTTCCCACAATTCGCCAATTGTGGTTCATTCGCAATCTGATAATTTTCATATAGACTCACCGCATTGTATTTTTATGCTGATTTAAAAAGATTTGCATAAAAGAACTAATCATGAAAGAAAAAATTTTCCAAGCTTTAAAACTAGCGTACTCAAATCTAGGGTTAAGCGATGAAATTTTGCAGGGACAGGCTGACGCTTTATCTGCATTAGGCCTAGTAACTGAAGATAACTTGGCAACTGTTGTACAGGGGCAAAAAACGTTTTTAACCTCTCTTCAGAGCGGTATTGATAGACGGGTAACTGATGCTGTCAATAAAGCAAAGGAGAAAGAGGCTGCAGGTGGGGGCGAGCAGAACAAACAGCAACCAGAAAACGAGGAGCCGGAGTGGTTCAAAAAGTACAAGACTGAACAGGAACAGCGTTATTCCACGTTAAAAAACGAGAATGACGCATTTAAGGCTGAAAAGTCACGTGCTGAGAGAAACAGTCTAATCTCTTCAAAAGCAAAAGAACTGGGTATCCCTGAATGGCGAATGAAAGAAGGTTTTGCTATTTCTGACGAAATGGATGAAACGGCAATTACGACCTATCTTTCAGGCATCAAACAGAATATTGTTACCGCAGGGCTTGAAACAAAAGATTCGGCATTCCCTTTATCCACTCCAGCTGAAAAAGGCAAAGAAATGGCTAAACAGTGGGCGGAAGGATTGCCAGACGCTAATTAAAAACAAATACTATGGCTATTGAATTTGAAAAAGGACAGATTAAAGGCGGATTCCCCGTATTTTGGAGAGGTGAGTGTAAAGTTATCCCTGGGGATTTCAAAATCAAGCAGACATTTCCAGAAGGTACTTTGATCAGAAAAGGTACTCCAATTGCGTTGGATTTTGCAAATATGGAGTGCACAGTATGTAAGGCTGTTAAGATCGTATCTGGAGGAACAACTTCTGCTCCGCGAATTGTAAAAGGAAGTTTGGTACAGGTCGGCGATAAGCTGAAGATTGGTGAAAACGAACAGGCTATTAATAGCATTGATAGATCGAATGCTGATTACGATGTCGTTACGCTAGCTGCCGCATTGACTGGAGCTACGGCTAATGCCTTTGCTGTCGTTGGGACAGATGTGCCAAATGCGGTGGTAGAAACAGACAAGGAGTATAAAACCAATATGGATTTTCAGACTGTTTCTGCAGGTTATGATGTGATTATTCTGAAAGAAGTAGCTTATCCGATGCCAGAAGATTGGCTTTTGGGCGGATGGTGCATGAAGAATAATCCAAGTATTAAATATGTAAGACAATAAGCTATGCCGGGATTATTTTACAGCTCTATTTTTGGCGAACTGACCAAACAGGTACAGATTCGTATTGATGTCGCTTCTCAATTGAGAAAGCGTTTGTTTGACCAGAATATCTATGAACGATATTTGGATTGGGACACCCCTACTGTTGGTTTGAACTTCGAAGAAATAATCGGACAGTATAACCTAAGCGTTGCAGCTGCGACCTTGGACTCTAAAGGTAAAGAGCCTATTATGGGAACCGAGGGCTTTAAAACGTTGAAGGAGAAGGTTCTTGCTCATCAAATGAGTTATTCTATGCCTATTGAGGATTATCGCAAGGTTCTTCAGGTTCTAGATTCTCGTATGCTGACGGATGATCAGAAGACTCAGCAATTAATCAATCTTATGTGGAACAATGTCACAAAGGTGGTAAATTCTGTACAGTCCAAACTGGATATTATCTTCTTGGGTGCTCTTTCAAACAAGGGAGTATTCACTTTTGATGCAAACAACAATCCTGAAGGTGGTGTAAGAGGCGTTATTGACTATAAGATGCCGTCTGAAAACATTGCAAAGACTACGGTTGATTGGGTGCAGGGGAACGAAAGTACAGTAGACTGTTTTGAAGACTTGCAGGAGATTTTGGACGCTGCTCAGGATAAGGTTACATTTGACAAGATTCTAATCTCCCAAAAGAGACTATCTTTCATCCTTCGTAACAAGAAGATGAAGCAGGTGATTTACGGTACAGACAAGATGGGTACTCCTCTGCTGCTTGGCGGATTGAATGAATTCATGCGTCAAAATGGATTTCCGGCATTTGAAATTATCAGACGTACTACTCGAATCCAAAATAACGGTAAGTTGACGGATTATCAACCTTGGAATGATAAAAACCTTGTCTTTATTCCTGCCGGTAAACTTGGAGTTATCAAGAATGCTTATGCAGATAATGAATTGAGGCAAGAGCGTGGTGTTACTTACTCAAACTACGGAAGAATCCGGGTATCTCAATGGGGTAAGGGTGAGACTGACAATTCAAACGGTGTTGAGTTTACTAAAGCTCAGTCATTGTCTTTGCCGGTCATCACTGAAATTAACGGTATTTACTCGTTGACTGTTGAATCGTGACAATAGGTGACTACATAAAGCAATGTTTTTCTCCGCTTGGTGACATATCAGATGCTGGAGTAGAAAAGTTCGCGTTGGGGCTGGGAATTGATCCGAGCTCCGATGTGGACATTAGTACAAAAGTGAAGATATCCGGTTCGGTGGATAAGTTTATGGATAAAATCCTTACTCATCCTACTTCTGTCTCAGAGAATGGATTCTCTAAGTCTTGGGGGGCTGATACACTGTTGAACTATGCAAAATATATGTTTAAGATGTATGGCATAACTCCTAATGACGATACGGCAGCTTTGGTTGGAATAAGTATCATTAAAGACGCATCTAATATTTGGTGATATGCTAGAAGAAACTCCACATAAATTGCAAATACAAGTTATTACTCCGGAAGAGAATGACGAGTATGGGCGTTTAATTACAGGAACCGGTGGAGAATCTTGGCAGGATGTAGCTGAATGCTTCTGCCATGATAATTCACAACAAAAGGAAGTGTCGGTAAATGGTGAACGTTGGATGTACAATTATCATGTGGTTTACGAAGGGGAAAAGATTCCCTTAGGAAGTCACGTGAGATGCTTGGATTCCGACGAAAATACTGTTGGCGGAGGTGAGGTGAAGAAAAATGCCGAGTGTTATTCGGAAGAGTTTAAAGGTAGATGTGACATTTGGATATGATTGCAACAACAGACATCGCGAACATAATATTTAAGGATTGCAAGGCTTTTGGGATATCCGAAGTATACCAGAGAGGTAATATACCTGAAGGTAAGGTAAATGCTGAAAGGATTGTAGTTTATCCCAAGACTCAACAGCCCGATACTTATTGGGAGAAGGGATACGTTGAAGTTAATCTTTGCGTTCCTTTATCAAAGTCGGGGAAGGCCAATTTGATTCGTTTGAATGAATTGGAGAGAAAGGCTAAAGAGATGTTCAAAGATGGAGTTGTAGGGCAATATGACGGTTCATGGTATCGGTATTCTTCTGAAACTATCGGAATAGAGGAAGATAAAGAGTTATGTTGTTACTATGTGAATGTGAAATTATTATTTGAAGTATTAAACGTAAATTAAAAAGATATGAAACCGTTTATAGGAATTAAAAAGATTTGGTACGGTGATGTTATTACTTCTGCTGTAACTAAAACTAGCCTTAAAACTTGGTTAGGTACTGCTACAGAAGTTGAGAACTCTCATCAAGATACTTGGGGGTATACGGAGGATGATCCTAACTATACCGATTATATTAACGAGTTGAATGGTAGCATCTATTATCGTGATGTGACACAAAAAGGGGCTAAAACAATTGCTTTCACTATGGGCGTTTTCTCCTTTGATGATAAGGTAGATCTGCAAGGTGGTGAAAAAGTTGATACAGACGCAGGATGGGCCGCTTCTGATACTCCGGGGATTATCAATAAAGCCATTGTTGGACAGACGAAGACCGGAAACTATATTGTATTCACCAATGCTGCGGTCATTGCTAAAGGGAATGTTGTGGAAAAAAATATTGGTTTGGGAGTAACAGCTGTTGCTATGGAAAATCCTAGCGCTGGCGTGAAGAGTGACTATATGTTCGACGGAGAAAAAGTAGATGCTGCATGAACTGACGAAAAGGTAGTACTTGCTTCTTCTGGATCGCTTCCCCTAAATAGTTATTCAACTAGATCAAGGCGGGTGAACGCTGGAACTGCTGTTAACTATGAGAGGTCTGGACAGGAAGATACTTCGCGATCAGCAGAGACATTATCTATATTATAAAGTGGTGAGGGGTGAGGGTTTATGTATCTCACCCTTTTTTAATAAATATCATTATGAATAAAGCTGCCATACTTATATCAGAAGCTATCACAGGAAAGGATTTCATTCCGATCATTGTAAATGGGAAAATGTACCGTGTAAATCCGCCTACCATACATAAAATAGCCGGCGCTTCGGCCTATCTCGCAGTTCTTGATGACAACAAGGATATAGCGGGTGTTATATCTTCATTGAAGGACATTTCTGTCGCTTCAAGCGCACTTTCTTGGTTTATCAATGGAAATGATTCATTATCTGAAGAATTGTCTCATGGAACCTTAGAAGAAGTATTATCCGGTCTTACAGCGGCTTACTCTCTGATAGATGTGAAAAATTTTACGATGCTGTTAGGTTTAGCGAAGAACGTAGCAAATCTAACAGCAAAACAGAGATTATAGGAAATGATTGTATGCTAGGGCAAATTGCGTCGTTCATGGATAGCCTTCATTTGTCTTATGATGAAGTCGTTTATAAAATCCCATATCGCAATTTGATCATCATGCAAAAAGATAAGTTGCATGCTGTATATGATGGGGAGGTACTTAAGGAAGTATCAGAGGAGGATTTCTTTAAAGGAAAAGTTAAGTTTGATGAATAATGAAAGTAACAGTCGATTTATCCGGTCTCGATGAATTCGTCGAAGAAGTAGATGATTATGCTACCGAATTGATGAAAGAAGCTGCTCAAAGAGCCGTTTATATGCAGAAGGAACGCAATGTTAGTAACAAGAAAACCTATCAAAACCATACTTGGAACCTTCGTAATGCTCCCGGTGCTGCTATTGTCAGGGATGGAAAAATTGTAGACCTCTATATCCCTGCCGATGGAGAACATTCATTGGCGAAGAACAGGACAGAGGCGATGCTGATCTTTGGAAGTAAGCCTAAAGACGGTGTTATTGTGGCGGATGGAATGGAGTATGCAAGCTTTGTATCCAGCAAAGGCTTTGATGTGTTGGATTCGGCAAGCCTAACCGTGGAGAAAGAGTTAAAGGAATCATTTGGTAACGAAAACGTAAAAGTCACATGGCAGGAATGAAATTTACCGCAGATGTTAATGTCGAAGACATTATAAAACTGCGTCAAGAAATAGATAAATTGAAGAAGTCTCTAATTGCTATTGCAGGGATACCCAATAGTGATTCGGCTATAAAACAATTAGAGAAAGAGATAGCGGCGGCTACTAAAAAATTAGAAGAGTATGAAAACAAATACCTTCAAATCCAAAAGCTGAAGCATGACATTGATTCTTCCAATGATGCAGTCAAAAAGGCAAAGGAAGAAACAGCTGCATTGCAATCCACAAATAAATGGATTGTGGCTAATACAGAAGCCGTAATAGAAACGGATAAGCAGATAAAACAATTAAAGAAAAGCTTTGTTGCTCTTGCTGATTCAGAGAAAACAGGTACTTCCGGAATTGGAATATTAAGACAGGTGCAGCAACTGGCAGCACAAAGATTAGTTGAAGAGGAAGCTGTCAGAAAAACAATTAAGGCACAGAAGGATCAGATAATTCAGAGCAAAGCCGAAGAGGGTAGTATAACTGCTCTCAGAAAGCAAATAATCCTATTGACTAAGGATTATGATGACCTCGGAAGAACGCGAAGAAACGGTGATGCTGGTAAGGCATTGTTGGCCCAAATCGCAAATGTTCAGAAGGAATTGAGTGCGGCTGAACAAGCTTCTGGCAGATTTCAAAGAAATGTAGGTAATTATGCAAGTGCATGGAATGGGCTCGGCTTCTCTGTACAGCAGGTGGCTCGTGAATTGCCATCTTTGGCTGTCAGTGCAAATACCTTTTTCCTTGCAATCTCAAACAACCTTCCTATCCTTGTAGATGAGATTGCTAAAGCAAGAAAAGAATATGCTGCATTTAAGGCTGAATTAGCTGCAGGAAATAAAGATGTCAAGGCTGTTGCTCCAGTTTGGCAGCAACTGACAAAGTCTCTTATTAGCTGGCAGACTGCTCTTGTTGTTGGATTAACTCTGCTTTCTGTGTATGGGAAGGAGATAATCAACTGGGGAAAAGAACTTGTGAGAGGAAAAAATTATGTATTGGATCTTTCTACTGCTGAACAAGAATTAGCTGCCGCTAGAAAAAAGGGTATTCAAGATTCGATAAAAGAAAGACTCGAATTGGATTTATTATATACTAAACTTAAAAGTGCTTCAACTTTATTAAAAGAGAGAACAGCTTCAATTAATGAATGGATTTCTAAATATCCTCAATATGCCAATGTTATAAATGAGGAAAAGATTGATATCGATAAATTATCAATTGCATATAGGGCATTAGGCAAAGAAATGATGCAGAGATCTATATATCAAAGTTATATGGATAGAGCTAAAGATATTTCAAATCAAATAGTGGATCAAGAAATAAAATTAAGAAATCAAACAAAGACCTTAAAAGAGGCCAATAAGAGAGTTGAGGAAGCAAATAAGAGATTGTTTGCTGCTCAGAAAAATGAAAGTGATACTTATTCCTCTTTAAGAGAGAAAAATGCAGCACAAAGAGAATTTACTGAGGCAAATAAAAATCTTGAAGAACAAGCTAGAATATATTCGGACATAAACAATAATGTCAGTAAGTTAAAAGGAAACTTAGGAGAGTTTATAAATTCGATAGACGTTGATAAATTGTTTCCTCAGCCAAAGGAAGGAACCTATGATTATTGGCAACAGCAAGTACAATTAGCTGATACGGCATTAAAACAAATAAAAGATACATATCTTAAAACCTTAAAATCGGGAAATACTAACGGGGTTCCAGAAGAAGTTGTAAAACAATATAATGCTCTCATAAAGCAGAAAACAGAAGCAGAAGAAAAGCTTAAACTATATGATGATAAAGGGTTAACTAAGGAGTATAACTCCATCGTAGACCAGCAAAAAAAAATCTCCGAACTATTATACAAGCAAGCAACCGAAAGGAAACGCAAGGAGCAAGATCTGGAGAATCAACTTACCCAGTCTCGTATTGACGCTATGGCAGAAGGAGAAGCCAAGATTCGTGCACAGCGTGAATTGGACAACAAGAAGGAGATACAGGATTTAGAACGTCAGCGGGAAGATTATATCCGGACGGAGATCGAGCTTCAGCGAAAGGCTTTTGATGAACAGGAAAATTTGCGGGCGAAGCAGACTAAGAACTATAAGAAGAGAACGTTTGATGCATCTGCGGTGAAAGTAGATACGTCTGCTTTTGATAAAATTTTGAATAATACTATTCTACGACAAGATATTTATCCTTATCAGGAAGAAATGAAATACTGGAATGAATATCTTAAAGAATATGGTACATTTCAACAAAAAAAAGCTGCCATAAACGAAGAATATAACCTTAAAATCAGTGAAGCTACCACCAAGGGTGCTAAGAAGTCCTTGGAAAAAGAGAAGGAAAATAAACTGAAGGAAGTTAGCTTTGAAGAACTAAAATCATCTATCAATTTTGCAAACATATTCGGAAACCTTGATGCTCAGTCTACTGAGGCACTGGTTAAGATGCGTGATAACCTGAAAGAGGTTATAAATAAAGCAGCTAAAGATATAAAACCTACTGATCTTAAAGCGTTGCAAGATGCCTTCAAAGAAATTGATCTAAAAATAACAGTACGTAATCCCTTGGGAGAACTGAAAAATAGTGCAGATAATTATCGTAATGCTACATCTGCGGTAATCAAGGCTCAAGAGGATTTAAATACTGTTATTCAGGGAGGAGAGGTAATAACTAAAGTATATACCAATGAGAACGGGAAATTAACTACTAGATTACTGACTCTTACCCAAGCAGAAAATAACTTGGCCGCTGCTCAATCTGACAGACAAAAAGCTTTGTCAAAGTTAACTCAAGCAGCAAATTCTATCGGGCAAAAAGGCATGGAGGTTGTAAATGCAGGCAATGACGTTGTTGGAATGCTTGAAAACTTTGGGGTGAAGGTTCCAGAAACCATAAGTAAGACTTTGGATGGTATCGGGCAAGTAATGAGTGGGCTGGAACGAATAGACTTAACCAAACCTTTTAGTGCTATCACAGGTGCAGTTAGCGTTTTGGCGGGCGTTGGGAATACTATTGCCGGATTATTCGGTTTTGGTGGTGCTGACTATTCTCGTTACAATGAAATGGTTGATGAGTATAACAAGTTAAATGAAATATGGGATGAGTTAATTGATAAGAAAAAAGAATACATAGATATGTCTTATGGTCCCGAAGCTGCTAAAGCGGGAGATGAAGCTATTGAAATAGCAAACAAAAGCATTGAGTCTTATAAAATATTAGGAAGAGAACGATTGCAATCTGGCGCATCTGCCGGTTCCCACTCTATTGGTGTTCGTATTCGCAATAGCATGAGTCAGGAATTATGGGATCAATGGGACGAGTTTGCTAAGTCAATCGGCAAAGATCCGGATTTTATAGGAGGAAGACTTTCCGGTCTCTTTAACTTGACGGCTGAACAGCTTGAAAAGTTAAAAGAGGAAGCTCCTGGATTTTGGTCTAAGTTGGATGGAGATGTTCAAAACTACCTCAATAAGATTATTGAAGGTGGAGAGAGAATAGAAGATATTCAGAAAGCCGTTCAAGAACAATTGACTCAGACGTCATTCGATAGTCTGTTTGACAACTTCATAGATACTCTCATGGACATGGATGCTTCATCCAAAGACTTTGCTGATAATTTTGGAGAGTATATGCGAAAGGCTGTATTCACTCAAATGTTCGCGAAGGGATATGAAGATGAATTAAGAAAATGGTATGAATCCTTTTCTGAGGCCATGGGCAAAGAGGGAGGTATCACCTCTTCTGATATTAAAGACTTAAGAGAAGGGTGGGATACTATTGTAAATGGTGCTCTTGAAGACAGAAAGGCATGGGAGCAGATCGTAGGCGGTGGCGGCACATCTACTTCCCAGGAATCTTCCAAGAAAGGCTTTGCTACAATGTCTCAGGATTCTGCTGACGAGTTGAACGGTCGCTTCACTGCTCTTCAGATTGCCGGTGAAGAAATCAAGAATCAAAACCAGCTTCAAACAATGTCCATCCTTGAACTTAAAGCAGGAATGTTGACTATTAGTGCAAACTCATCTGGTATAAAGGACATTGCTAGCGAGACAAGGGATTTGATACGGCTTTCTTACGAGGCTATAACAGACATTCGTGACAATACTAACGTCATGGTGAAGCCTATCCAGCAGATGGCGGCTGATATTGCAGAAGTCAAGCGAAATACTAATGGATTATCAAAAAAGTAATATTATGACAGGAGACCTACTAATCAATAACAAGGACGCCTATACGACGTGGGGAGTCAATATGGGAGACGGGTTCATAGAAGCTATTTACGCTCCACTTCCGATGAAAGATGTGATTGAAAACAAATCACGCCTGCAGGACGGGAAAAGGGTTATAATCGAAAACAGAAAGGTTGACGAACGGGACCTGACTCTTACCTTTACGCTAAAAGGAGTTTCCCCTTCTGACTATATTGCCAAATATAAGGCATTCTTAGACGAAATAACAAAGGGGGAATTTGCAGTCAAAGTTCCGGAACTAGGCGAAGAGGTATATCACTTATACTACCTCCGTTCTCAATCTTTCGGTTTCAATATCGCAAGGACGTTTTCAAAGATTTCGGTTAAGCTGAACGAGCCCAATCCTGCAAATAGAGAATAAAGTTACCACAATTGGCGAATTGTGGTTTATAGGGTTGCCGGATTTTATGTTTTGATGTTTCTATCAGCGAACTTTGTGATATGGCAGAATTAGTAGACATCAAAGACATATCCGGCAA